CTCCGAACCTGCCGGTTGCGGCTGGGTCGTGGGATCAGGCGGCCAAGCTGTTCCACGATGCGGCGACGAACATGGCGAAGGGGACGACGGATTCTCCGGCGCCCCTGGCCGAGTTCGTGGAGTGCTTTGATGCCGAGATCCAGCTCAAGGAGTCGACCGGGAAGCTGTACCGGGTGGCCGCGGTCGCGGGCACCAATGACGGCGGTCTGCCGACTGCTGGTGCTGCTGATGAGATCCATGAGTGGACGGGCCGCAAGCGCCGTGTCCACCTGGTGTTGTTCCAGGGCATGGAGAAGCGAGCCAACTGCCTGGAGCTGAACATCACGACGCCTGACGATGCTGACCCTGAGTCACTGTTGGGTGAGCTCGCTGCGTACGGCGAGAAGGTTGCCACGGGTGAAGTGGTCGACCCGAGCTTCTACTACCTGCACTACGGCACCGACCCGAAGCGCCCCCTGCTGAACGCTGAGGGTGCGATCGACCGTGACCTGCTGCTCTCGGCGCTGCGGGATGCGACGCCAGTGGAGTGGCCAGACCTGGAGCAGCGGGCGGATTCGCTGATCCGGAAGAACCATCCGCTGCACGAGATCCGCCGCTACTGGTTGGGTGCCTTCGCTCGTGGTGGTGGGCACTGGTTGCCTGAGGGTTCGTGGGAGGCGCGTTCGGTTGCGCCGCCTGGCAAGATCGGACCCCCGCCGCCTGATGGCACCGAGGTGGTGCTTGCCTTCGACGGCTCGTATCGCCGTGACTCCACTGCGATCTGGGGCTGCACCCTGGATGGCTACCTGTTCGGGGTCGGTGCGTGGGAGCGACCCGACGACGCCGGCCCGCGATGGAAGGTCCCACGCGAAGAGGTCAAGGCGGCGATGGCTCAGGCCATGGAGCGCTGGCGGGTGCTCGAGCTGGCACCTGACCCACCCGGTTGGGCCGACGAGATCGAACAGTGGGAGGCCACCTACGGAGACGTGGTGGTGGAGTTCCCGACGAACCAGACGGCTCGCATGGAGCCTGCCTGCACTCGCTTCTATGCGTCGGTGGCTGGCGGCGATGAGGACGATGCGGCAATGCCGCTGACCCATGACAACGACCCGCGCCTGGCGCGGCACCTGCGCAACGCGGTGACGAAACGAACCCGAGGTGGTGACGTGATCACGAAGGAATCGTTGGACTCGCCTCGCAAGATCGACATTGCCATCTCTGCCGTGGTCGCCTTCGACCGTGCGTGCTGGCACGCCCTGAACCCGGGCGACAACTACGACGGCCCGGTGCTGTGGTGAAGCGCATCCGTACCGCCGCCGCCGTTGTGGCTGACCGTGGGCTGAAGCTCGCCGCGGGCGCCTACACGGGCCGCGCTGTGGTGCTTGATCTCGCTGGCGGGTTCGCTGGTGTGGTAGCTGCCGCTCACGTCGGGTCGGGTTGGGCGTGGGGATTCGCCTCTGTCTGGTTGACCCTGCGTGCTGGCGGCCTTGATCGCAAGGTGTCCAAGTGACCCTGATCGGCGGTCTGCGCCGCTCCGTGGAGGACCCGCGCCGACCGCTCACCGATGCCACCCTTGCGGCGTGGTTTGGTGGCCCGCAGTCGGACTCCGGTGTGGTCGTGTCCGAGCAGCGCGTGCTTGGCCTGCCGACCTACTACCGGGCGCTGACCATCACGGCCGGCGCCCTTGGCACGCTCCCGGTGAAGGTCTACAAGCGGGGCACCCGTGAGCGCATCGAGGCGCCGACGGTGCTGGACAGGCCGAACCCCCGCCAGACCTCGAAGGAGTGGCGGATCACGACGTTCCTGCACTTCATCGCTTGGGGCAACGCGTTCTCTCGCAAGGTCCGCGATGGCTCCGGCCAGGTGCGGGAGGTGTGGCCGCTTCACCCGTCGCGGGTGCAGGTGCGCGAGGTTGACCCGACGGCGCAGAATCCTGCGGGCAAGCTGTTCCTGATCCACATGCCCAACGGCGAAGAGCTGCGCCGCACCCCGTACGACATCCTCCATTTGCCGTACATGTCGATGGACGGGATGCAGGGTGTGCGCCCGCTTGAGGTGTTCCGGCAGTCGCTCGGCATCGCCATTGCGGGCGACGACTCTACCGCCAAGTTCATCGCCAACGGCTCCCGTCTCTCGGGTGTCATCACCACCCCCAACGCCCTGGACGCTGAGGGGAAGACAGCGGGCCGGATCAAGGCCAGGTGGAAGGAACTGACGGGCGGTGTCGCCAACACGGGCGAGATCGGCGTGCTTGAGAACGGCGCCACGTTCACCCCCGTGTCCATCCCGCCCGCAGATGCGCAGATGCTCGAGGGTCGTCAGTGGTCGGTGGATGAGATCGGCCGCATGATCGGCACCCCGCCGCACCTCGTGGGCAACGTGTCGGGCTCCACCTCGTGGGGGACGGGCATTGAGCAGCAGGTGCTCGGCTGGCTGAAGTTCACCCTCCAGACCCCCGTGTCGGTCTCTGAGGACCGCTGGACGAACGAGCTGCTGCCGTCGGACCAGTTCGCTGAGCACAGTCTCGAGGGGCTGCTGCGTGGCGATTCCAAGTCCCGCGCCGAGTTCTACCACTACGGCATCACGGACGGTTGGCTTGTGCGCAACGAGGCGCGCGACCACGAGAACCTGACGGCCCTTGATGGGCTGGACGAACCGATCGTGCCGTCCAACATGACCCTGATCTCGGTGGACGGACAGATCGTCCCCCTCTCGTCGGCTGGCGCCAATGCCGCTGACCCTTCGCCTGCCTGACATCAGGCCGACCACCAGGAGGCACCATGCCCTCGACTGCTGTCTCTGTGCTCACGGAGAAGCGAAACGCTGTCTTCCGTGCCACCGACCCTGCTGGGCGGCTTGTGCGGTCGGCGCGACTCGGTTCCCAGGCCATCACCCGCGACGCGTCCTCTGACGGGGCGATCGGTTTCAAGGGTGAGGCCATCGTGTTCGACACCCCGACGTGGATCGGGTCGAAGCGGTGGGGGTTCTGGGAAGAGATTGCCCCGGAGGCTGTCACGAAGACCCTTCGCGAGGCTGACGTTCGGTTTCTCCAGAACCACAATCCGGACTTGCTGCTGGCACGCACGTCGGCCGGGACGCTCCGACTCGATGCCTCCAGTGCCGTGTTGGACACCGACGCTGACATGGCCCCGACCTCGTACGCGCAGGACGCCGCCGTGCTGCTGGACCGCGGCGACCTGAAGGAAATGTCGTTCGCCTTCGACCCGATCGCATGGGACTACGAAGAGCGCGACGGCGAAGACTACTACCGGATCACCGAACTCGCCCTGTACGACGTCGCCGTCGTCACCTACCCGGCATACGCAACAACCTCGGCCGGGCTGCGGTCCGCAGCCTTCGATGCCATGTGTCGCGCCGCTGGGCTTGACGCCGCCGCCGAGCGCCGCCTGATGCGCGACCTGACGGGTGCCCCCGACTCGATTCTCGACGCGCTGCCCGAACGGGCGCTCGACCTCGTGCAACAGATCGCTGACTCTGCGCCGGACGACACCACGCAGGGCCTCGAAGGCGGCGAAAGCCGCTCTAGCCAGCCGGACGAAACCACTGGCGTACCCACCATCGAGCTGGACCACCTGTCCAGTCGAACCAACCTCATGAAGGGACGCCTCTGATGGCAACCGCACTTCAGGATCTCGTCGACCAGCGAGCATCCGCCTGGGCCAAGGCCCAGGACTTCGACACCCGCAAGAAGGCCGGAGACGAGTTCTCCGCCGAAGATACCCAGGGGTGGACTCGTGCCCTGGATGATGTCGACCGGCTCGGCGCCGAGATCGAGAACATCCAGCGTTCGGAGGCACTCGACGCCAAGTTCTCGCAGATCGACGAGAACGCCCGCCGCGAGGCCGCCAACGGTGCGACCGCCGCTGGCCAGGACGCCCCGAAGGACTCCGAGTACCGCGAGGCGTTCGTGGCGTACATGCGTGACGGCATGACCGACATCGCCCCCGAGCACCGGCAGCTCCTCCAGGCGCAGTTCCGCAACCTCACCCCCGGCGCTGAGTCCCGGGCGCTTGGCACCACCTCCGGCTCCGTCGGCGGCTACACGGTGCCCGAGGGCTTCTGGGCCAAGGTCACGGAGACGATGAAGTACTACGGCGGCGCCGTTGACGGGGCCGAGGTCATCTCGACCACCACCGGCAACCCGCTGCCGTGGGCGACCAACGACGACACGTCGAACGTCGGCTACATCCTGGGCGAGAACACCGCGGCCAGCAACGAGGGTGACCTGTCCTTCGGGCAGAAGACCCTCGGCGCCTACACGTTCGTGTCGGGCCCTGGCCTCGTGTCGCTGCAGCTCCTCCAGGACTCCGGCATCGACATCGAGTCGATCGTGGCCCGCAAGATGGGCGAGCGTCTGGGCCGCATCCAGAACACCCGCTTCACCACGGGCACCGGCTCCTCGCAGCCGCAGGGCTACGTGTACGGGGCGAGCACCGGCAAGACCACGGCGTCGGCCACGGCGATTACCTACGACGAGGTCATCGACCTCGAGCACTCCGTGGATGCCGCCTACCGGGCTTCGGGCCGCTGCGCCTACAAGTGCCACGACCTGGTCGTCGCCTACCTGCGCAAGGTCCGCGACGACTCGGGCGGCGCTGGCGTGGGCCGTCCGCTGTGGCAGCCGTCGGTCCAGCTCGGCACCCCCGACACCTTCAACGGCTACCCGCTGGTGGTGAACAACGACATGGACTCGACGGTCGCCGCGACCAAGAAGACCCTGGCGTTCGGTGACCACCAGGCCCACTTCGTGGTCCGCCGCGTGGCAGGCGGCCAGCTCATGCGGCTGGCCGAGCGCTACGCCGAGTACCTGCAGGTCGGCTTCATCGCCTACGAGCGTGCCGACTCGCTGGTGCAGGACGCGTCCGCCGTCAAGCTGCTGGTCCAGCACTCCTGACCCGTTCGTCTGCTGGCGGTCGTTCTGGCCGCCAGCAGGCAGACCCCGAAGGAAGGGGCCATGTCCAGAGACATCAACAAGGACGTTTCGGTGGCGAGCACGTTGCTCCCGAACGTCCGTACCACCACCGCTTCGGGCGTCACCGTGGACCTGTCGGGCTACCGCTCGATCATGTTCCTGGCGCACGTGGGCACCGTCACCGACGGCACCTTCGCCTTCGACCCCGAGGAGTCCGACGACGACTCGACGTGGACGAACGTGGCCGCTGGCGACCTGTCGGGGGCGTTCGTCAACGCGACGAGCTCTGCCGACGACACCGTGCAGGAAGTCGGTTACATGGGGTCGAAGCGGTACGTCCGCTGCAACCTCACCGTGACCGGCAGCCCGTCCACCGGTGGTGCCATCGGCGTGACCGTGATCCGTGGCGGGGCGATCACCAAGCCCCAGTAACCCTGACGGGGCGGGCCGCCATGGCCCGCCCCGTTGTCACCCCCTGAGAGAAAGAGGCCGCCCGTGCGCGTCCAGATGACCCAACACATCACCGGCACCCGAGACGGCATCGAATGGCCGCTCGCTGGTGGAGAGATCGAACTGCCCAACCACGAGGCCGCCGACCTGATCGGCGCCGGTCTGGCCAAGGAGGCTGAAGGTGCAGAACCCGCAAGCCCAGAAGATGCCGCCGTGGTGGACGGACCGGATGAAGCGCCCGCCGAGGGTGGCGACGCGGCCGACCCCGCCGAGGGTGGCGACGCGGCCGACCCCGCCGAGGGTGGCGACGCGGCCGACCCCGCCGAGGGTGGCGACGCGGCCGACCCCGCCGAGGGTGGCGACGGCGCCGAACCGGTGAAGCCCGCCCGCGAGGCGCGCGCCGCCAAGAAGCCCTGACGTGACCGCCTACGTCACCGCGGCGGAGATCCGCGCCGAGTTCGACGTGCTCGCCAACACGACCACCTACCCGACCACGATGCTCGAGGGCTTCGTGACCCGGTTCGAGTCGGTGGCGGAACGGGCGCGAGGCGTGGCGTACCGCAGGCGCACCGGCACCGTCTCCAAGCGTGCCCGTGCCTACCGGACCACGACCGTGCCGTGGGTGCAGGACGTGACGATCGACGCTCTGTCGGTCAACGAGGCGGCGTTCTCGGCTGAGGCGCTGGCCAACCTGTACCCCGTCGATGACGAAGGGGTGCTGGGTGGCGGGTCGTGGTGCCCGGGTGACCGGCTGGTCATCGAGGCCACGCACGGCTTCACCGCACCGCCAGAGGGGATCGTGGACGCCTGCATGGAGTTCGTGCGGTTCCACGCCCTGGCCCGGGTCAACGCTCAGCCCCGCAACGTGATCTCCTACACGGACGATTCGGGCTACACGTTCCGCGAGTCCACCGCCGACTGGAAGGCCGGCCGCTACACCGGCATCCGGGTCGTGGACGACGCGATCAACGCCGAGACCGACTACAGGCTGCTCGTCTGATGCCCGAGTACTCTGACCGCCCCGCTGCCCGCCGCAAGATGCGTGACGTGCTGGTGGCTGCCTTCGCCGCGGCCACCGCCGAGGGTGACGACGACGTGAACCTGTCGACCGTGACCGTCCGCTATGCGGGTGGTGGTGACGACACGAAGGGCCGCTGGTCCGTCACGCTCGGCCAGATTCAGAACGGCGAAGAGACGCTGTCGGGCACGGCGAAAAGCCGCAGCCCCCGCAAGGACACCTACACCATCCCCGTGGTGGTGGAGGTGCGCGAGGCAGGCACCGCTGAGGACGGCGACAAGATCACGCAACTGATCCTGAACGTCATCAACCGGGCCATGTTCGAGGGCGACCGCCTGGCCCCGCTGAGGGTGGCGACCTACCCGGGCCGCCTGGACGGGCCCAACCCGTATCAGACCGAAGGGACCGGCGCCTACCTGCTCTCGCAGGCAGTGCGATTCGTGGACCTTGAGTGCAACGCGACCGGCTGAAGGAGCAACCATGCCGAAGTTCACCTACACCGGTCCCCCCGGTTACGAGTTCCTGTTTCCCGAGCGGACCATCACCCCGGCCCCCGGCGAGACCATCGAACTGTCTGCCGCTGAGGCGGAGACCGTCGGGCCTGACGAGTTCAAGCCCGTGAAGCCCAAGACCAACGCGGCCACGGCCGACACCGAAGGAGCCTGACCATGGCCATCCAAGACAACTTCTGGACGATCGGCAACGAAGCCGTGGCGTACGGGACCCGGGCGGCCACGCTCACCCGTGGCATCGAGAACCAGACCGACGACGTGACCCCGAACGTGGAGCATCGCGTCTCGCAGGGGATGCGCCCCGGCACCGTGGCGACCCCGGTGGGCCGCTCCGTTGCCCACCAGTACGGCGGCTCCGTGTCCCTGATGCTCGACATCATGGCCAACTCGCTGGGCCTCGTGTTCGCAGGGTTCGGCTCGAGCGTGGCCACCACCACCCCGGGCGGTGCGACCCTGGCGCGGCTGCACACGATCTACCCGACCACGGCCGGCCCCACCCGTTCGTCCACGGTCCACGCCGGCCGCTACGACATGAGCGGCACCGTGCACCACACGGACTACCTGGGGTGCATGGGCACGGAACTGGCGATCAGCCAGGCCGCCAAGGGCAACGCCACCGTGAAGGCGTCGTACAACTACAAGACCTTGGACACCGCGGCTTCGTCGGTCACGCCGTCGTACCCGACGGACCCGACGATCTTCACGGACCTGGACTGCACCATCACCCTGGACGGCGCGGAGCTGACGAGCTCCAAGCAGTCTGATCTCACGATCCAGTCTGGCTTGGCCGTCGACCTGGACCGCATCGGCGGGCGCCGCAAGCCGGTCCTGATGGACCGTGTTGCCTGCACGGGCAGCCTGGTGACCGACTACGACGACGACGACATCTTCGGCAAGTACCTGTCCGGCGAGGACGTGCCGTTGGTGTTCGCGTGGACGGGCGCCCTGATCGAGGGGTCGACGTACGAGTCGCTGACCATCACGCTTCCGGCGATCCAGTACACCGGGTCTTCCCCGAAGGTCGGCGTTGGCGTCACCCCTGAGCAGTCGGCCCCGTTCCAGGTGTTGGACGATCTGACCAATGCCCCGTGGAAGATCGAGATCGTCAACGCTGACACGGCGGTCTGATCGGTGGCGCTGTCCGCGCCGTCACGTCGCCGTTCTGGCCAGTGGGGTGATACCTCTGGCTTTGTCGGGGTGCGGGTGGAGGGTGCCGCCGAGATCGACGCGGCGCTGAAGGATTCCCGCAAGGCGATTCTTCGGGAGCAGCGCAAGGCCAACCGGCTGGTGGCCAAGAAGGCGGAGGGCTGGGCGCGTGCTGATGCTGCGGCCACGGGGGGCGGGAAGAAGGGTCGGCGTTCGCAGCAGGCGGCGTCGGCCAACGCCATCAAGGGCAGGGGCACGGCCACGTCCGCGCGGCTGCAGGTTGTGCCCGGTGCCCGCACCCCGTTCGCCGCGGTGGCCTTCTGGGGCATGACGAAGCGGACCGGGTTCTACGCCCGATACCGCTACCGGGCGAGCACGACACCGCAGAGCCAGCGGTGGGTGGGCGACGACTGGGGTCCTGCCGTGCAGGCAGGCGACCGCAGTGCGGGCCCGTACGTGATCGCGGACACGATCATCGACCACCGCACTGAGATCGACACCATCTACTTCGACGCCCACGCGGGTGTCGTTGAGCGAGCGCTGAAAGGGGAGTCCGCCTGATGACCGTGTTCTCGTTCGACGTGGATGGCGAAGCGTTCGTGGTGGACCTCTCCGAAGCGACCGCCCTGGACGCCCTGGAGTACCGCAGCGCTGGCCTGGGTGAACTGGAGCAGTGGGCTACCCGCGTGCTCGCCAGCGTCACCCCAGCGGGTCCTCCGTTGACGCTACTGGCCGCTGACCGCGCCATCGCCGGGTGGCTGTGGGTTCGGCAGAACGGCCAGCCTGGCGCGTCTCTGTCGGCGGTGGCGACAACGGTTCCGTTCCTGCACTCTCCACCCGCTGAGGGCGAGTAGTCGTGGCAGGGCTGAACCTCGACATCACCGCCAACGCCAACGACGTTCTGAAGGAACTGTCGCGGGTTCGTGGCGAGATCGGGAAGCTTGGCGACCAGCAGCAGCAGCAGGCGGCGAAGGCCAAGTCGTTCGGCAAGGACCTCATGGGCGGTCTCGCCCTCGGCGCTGCGGCCCGGTTCGCAGTGTCCGAGTTCGATGACGCCGAGAAGACCGCCCGGAAGATGGACGCCGCCATCGAGGCCACTGGCAACAGTGCCCACGTCTCGGCCGAGGAGCAGCGCAAGCTAGGCGACGAACTCGGCAAGGTCGCCGCCGTCGACAACGACGTGGTGATCGCGGCGGGCAACCGGCTCCGCATGTACAAGAACATCAAGGACGAGCAGTTCGGGGAGACCCTGGCCGCGTCCTTGGACATCGCTGCGGCCAAGGAGAAGGACCTCTCCGTTGTGACCGAGCAGTTGGGCAAGGCGCTCAACAACCCGCTGAAGGCTGGGAAGCTCCTGCGGTCCCTCGGCATCGAACTGACCGCCCAGCAGGAGCAGCAGATCAAGGCGTTCGTGGCGGCTGGCGACGCGGCCAAGGCGCAGGGCGTCATCTTGGACGAGGTGTCGAAGCGGTACGGCGGGGCAGCGGCTGCCAACGCCACGGACACGCAGAAGATGAAGGTGGCCGCGGCCGATGCTGCGGAAGCCGTGGGTGGGGTGCTGGCCCCGGCGCTGAAGGTTGGGGCCGAAGGCGCACAGGGCCTGGCGGGTGCGTTCCGTGCCATGCCTCAGCCCGTGCAGACCTCCATTGTCCTGTTGGGCGCGGCTGCGTTCGCGGCCGAGAAGGCGTCTGACCGGCTCGGCTCCATGAAGTCTTCGCTCAGTGCCAACGTGTCCGAGCTGGGCAAGTTCGACACGGCGCTGGCAGTGGCAGGCACCGGCCTGGCTGCCTATGGCGCGACCACGGCCCTGCTGGAGTCGCAGGCCAAGTTCTCCGGCGACCTCGCTGGCCTGACCCGAGACCTGACCGACCTCGGCCAAGGGTCGATCGGCGCCTTGGCCGGCATCGAAGAGATCACGGGGTCCATCTCCGGCCTTGCCGAAGCGATCCGGCTGGGCGGGGACGTGTCCACGGGTGAAGCCCTGCGCTCCATCTTCGGGTACCTGGACCCCAGCAGTAACGCCATCAACACCTCGGACATTCGCAAGGCACAAGGCCAACTGGAGGCGCTGGACCAGTCGCTGGCCGAGATGGTCAAGGGTGGCCACAGCGAAGAGTCCGAGGCTGCGGTGGGTGAGCTTGTCACTGCCCTGGAGGCCGAGGGGATCACCGCCGCACAGGTGGCCGAGATCCTGCCCGGCTACTACACCGAACTGGAGCGAGGTGCGCGCAGCCACAAGGAGAGCGCCACCGCCACCAAGGAGGACACCTCCGCCGCCCAGCAGTGGAACGCCGCTGTTGCTGGCAACGTCGACAAGGCGATCGCACTCCACCAGGCGCAACTGGACCTGGCAGACGCACACGAGGCTGTAGCGACCGCACAGGCGGACCTGGCGACCGCACAGCAGGCTGCGGCGGGGAACTCCGACGAGTACCGCCAAGCAACTGAGGCTGTCACTGATGCGGAGAAGTCCGCGGCCGACGCGGCCAAGCAGGTGCAGTCCGCACGCGAGGCGCTGAACCAGGCGTACAAGGACGCGGCCGAGAACCTGGACGACCTTGGTCGATCGGCTGAGGGTGCGGCGATCACTGAGGAAGAGGCGGCTATTCGCCTTGCGGACGCGAAGAAGAAGCAGGATGACCTCAACCGCAGCCACAAGTCGTCCGCTCGCGAAAGGGCAGACGCCGCCCGCGAGGTGCGCAAGGCTGACCTGGCGTTGCGCGATGCGCAGGATGCGAGTGCCGACAGTGCTGCGGCACTAGAGAAGGCGAAGCTTGACGGGGTGGAGAACGCCCCCAACGTGGTGGCCGCCAAGGAAGCCGTCACGCAGGCGCTCGAGAACCAACGGACCGCAGAGGGCCGGGTGGCCGATGCCTCACGGGCTGCGGCTCAGGTGCTGGTCGACGCCAAGGCGAAGGTGGGCGAGGCGTCCAAGAACCTCACGAAGGTTCAGGAGGCCGAGCGCGCCAAGACCCGTGAGGTGCAGACCTCCATCTACGGGGCGAAGGCAGCCAACGACGCCTACATCGAAGGGCTGCGGGCACAGGCTGACTCAATGGCCGAAGGCTCTCCGCTGCGGGTGAACCTCGACAACTACATCGCCCAACTGGAGCAGGTGCAGGGACTACTCAACCCCGAGAACGTCCCAACCCCAGGCGGGCAGTCCGTCGTTCCCCCGACCCGGGACCCTGACGCCGGCCCTCGCCGTGGCGCCCGCTCGCTCACCCGTGGCGGTGGCGTGACCGTCAACCTCAACGTCAACAACCTGCACACCGGCCCCGGTAAGCGCGCCGTGGACTCCATGGCCGCCACGGCAGGGGCGAAGGCAGCACGAGCGATCATGGTGGCCACAGGATGAGCGAAGCCGTTTACGACACCTGGAACGGGCTGACCTTCGGAGACAACGGCACGGACCCGGTGAAGTACGGGCTGATCGAGTCCGACGACCTGGACGGCGCCGAGTTCGACGGCGACGCCCTCACGGGGGCGTTCGACGGCGAGGCGGCGACCCGCCTGTGGGCATCAGGCAAGCAGTGGGTGGAACGGCTGGACCTGACCGCCGCCCCCGGTGCCGACTGGGAAGACCTGCTAGACGACCTGCGGGCGGCGACGGCGCGCCCTGATGTGGGCGAGTTCGTCACGCACCACCGCAACACGTCCTACACCCGGTTCGCCTCAGTGGTGCGCCGCACGATCCCTCGTGACGCCAACGCCATCGAGCGTGGCTACGGCGAAGCGCAGATCGTGTTCGCATCGTCGGACCCGCTCGCCTACGGGGCGGCCACGGTCACGAGCCTGGACGACGCTGAGGTGGTCATCACCTCGCCCGGGTGGGTGGATTCCGAGCGGTGGAAGTGGGTTGTGCCCGGTCCGGTCACGAACCCGCAGATCAGTTCCACGGTGGGCGACTCCGCAGTCCTGCGCTACGTCGGCTCCATCTCGTCGGGTCATCACCTGGTGGTCGAGCTGTTCCCTCGTGGGCAGGTCCCGGGCTACTACGCCAAGGTGGTCTCGACGGCGCAACTGTCGACGTACGACACCATCGGGGTGGGCACCAACGCGTACGGCAGCCTGGACGGTGGCGCTGCTGGGCCCGATGCTCCGCAGTGGTTCCCGGTCGCTCCGGGTGCGCAGACGTTGCTGTTCGGCTGCACGGCTGGGTCGTCTGGCTGCACGTTCACCTGGCGTCCGGGGTTCCACTAGTGGCATCGGTGACGCTCGACGCCCCGGCGATCGTCGTCGGGTTGCCGACCGCGTACGTTCTCACCACCGCAGGGGACCCGCGGGTCAAGCGCAACCGGGTGGCCGTCGACTGGGGTCGTGGTCCGCGGGATCAGCTCATCATCGTGGAGGCCGTGACCGAGCGCCCGTTGGCGGAGCTGCGGTCTGCGGTGATCGACAAGCCGACGTGGACCCTGAACGGGATCGGCGGCATGGGTGTGCAGATCCCGGTGAACGATCCGACCCTGTTGGACTGCCTGGTGGACCCGGCTACCGTCACGGGTGGCACGGGTGAACTGAACCTGCTTGGACGTGAGGCGCAGTTCTGGCGCAACGGGGAGCTGCGGTGGGCTGGCCCGATCGTCGCTGGCGAGGTCGACATGGGCAAGGGCGTGCTGTCGCTGGACTGCTGGGATCTCGGCTGGTACCTGTCCCGGAAGTTCATCGGGGCCGCTGAGCGCCGGGACAAGCTCAACGGGCTGGGCCAGATGGAAGAGGCCGGTCTTCCCGGGTGGACCCGCACGGGTGTGACCATGACCCGCACGAGCTCCACGAAGGCGCGCGGCACGTACTCGGCGCAGATGATTGGGGAGGGTGCGGCTACGGCGTCGTTCTCGTTCCCTGCGATCACCAGCGGCCAGGACGGCACGGTGCTCGTTACGGCGATGGTGAAGCTTTCCGAGGCCGAGGACATCGCCAACCCGATCCTGTCCGTGAAGGCTGTCCCCGCTGGCGGCACCGACACCTACCGGCCTGCCGCTGAGAACTGGGCGGAGATCGATGAGGACACCCTGCTTGGCGGATGGACTCGTGTGTCTGCGGTCTGCCACCTGAAGCCGAACGTGGCGAACGACGTGACGGTGGCGTTGTGGTCCAACTCGGGCGCACATTCGGTCTGGTTCGATGACGTGCGGGTGATGCGCAACGACACCGTTGGCATCCCGTCGCCCGGGTCGGATCTCACCGACCATGGGCGGGCGCTGGTCAACCATGTGCAGTCGATCGAGAAGGGTGGCGGCTTCGGTCTGGCCGTCAAGGTGTTCGCCACCTGCGGCGTGGTCGAGGTGCTCGGTGTCCGCCACATCGAGCATCCGCAGCTGCTGGACCTGTTCGACACCTACGTGAACCGCGATGACGGGTGGGATTGGTGGCTGGACCCGCAGCGGCGCCGGGTCTGTTTCGCCCCACGGCGCGGCCAAGATCAGGTGGATGTGGCGTTGTCTGATCGCTCGGTCGTTGGTGGCGGTTGGGTGCATGACGAGTCTGAGGTGGCGTCGTCGGTGGTGGTGTTGGGTGAGGGTGACGGCATCGACCGCCCTGAGGGTGGCTACGAGGACACGTCCGGGACTGCTGGCCTGTCGCTGGACTACTTGGACCGCCCGCCGAATGGCACCCGGTTGAGCGCCTTGGATCCTCGTGCCCGGTCGATCCACGCTCAGCGGTCTCAGCCGCAGACCACGCTGAAGCCGATGGTGGTTCCTGCCACGTGGTGGGAGGAGTACGGTGTGTCTCCTGGCGATGTGTTCGGCAATCACCTGACTGCGGGTGTGTTGCGGCCTGCGGCTGGTGGTGGGTTCCGTGTGCAGCAGGTTGCCCACGATCTCGCTTCGGACACGTTGGAGCTGACCTGATGGGCTTCGATGACTGGGGTCCCAGCCGCAAGCCGCGTCCGGTCAAGCCGAAGTCACCCGAGCAGACCACCGCGGACCTTGATCGCCGCCAGCGTGCTGATGATCGGCGGATGCCGGGTGCTGGCACGAACTCGCGGGCCAAGGACTTCGGCACGTTTGCCATCGACTCGGCGTTGGTGCTGGATGGTTCGGGCTACGGCTCTTCGACGTGGACACTGCCGACGAGTCATGCCCGCTACGGCGTGGTTGCCTCGGCTGAGATCGGTGCCGCTGATGGTGACGAGTGCTTCGGGGATCTCAGCAACGCCGAGGACACCGGGGCGCACGGCTACGCGGTCGGTCGCTCTGGCGGTTCTGCCACCGGGTTCACCTGTCATTTGATCACGACGGGCGGCGACACCGTGACGTTTGCCCTGATCGCAACGCCAGCCGCTGACGTGGTTGTCCAGTTCTCCTGCTACCCGCTCGCGGGCTGACCCTTCCTTCGGAGGCTTCGTGTCTACTGCCACCCACTACCCGCTCAACCTCGCCGCCATCGAAACGATCGTGGACAACGCGGGCACCAACCCGATCATGGCCGCGCTGTGCAACGGGTACGTCCGCAGTGCCGCCCACCAGTACGCAGACGACCTGACCGGCGAACTGTCCGGCTCCGGCTACGCCCGCGCCGAGATCGTCACGCCGACACTCACCGCCGACGGCGAAGCGCTGGTGCTGTCCGGCACCGACCCCGAGTTCGCATCGTTCACCGGCACGTTCGATTGCATCGTCATCTTGGAGGACACGGGCAGCGCCGCCACGTCCCGGCTCCTCACCTCGTTCAGCATCGCCCCCACCACGATCACCGCCGACACGTACGCCGTGGATCTGCCGTCGGCGGGCATCATCCGGTGGACCCCCGTGGAGTCCACGACCGTGGCCGCAGCAGCCGTGGCGGTCGATGCCACCGGGTTCGCAGGGAACCTGTCGGGCACCGACACGGACGTGCAGACGGCGCTCGAGACCATCGACGCCATGGCCGTGGGGAGTGGTGGCGGCACGGCGGCGCTGGACATCATGCCGGTGTTCGTCTACGTGGACGAGTCCTACGGCGACCCCGAGGCGACCCCCGTGAACCTCACAGCGGACGCCTACGCCTACTTCTTCACCGACCGGACCGCCACCGGCTCCACCGCAGAGGACCCGTGGGAGTTCGCGGGCCTGTACGTGGGCACCTCGCCCGACATCATGACCGCATCGGAGCCGGTGCGCTGCACCACCGACCTGCAGCCGGTTTCCGGGCGGGTCTACTTCACCCGCACGTTCCTGAACTGGAACACCGTCGACTCCTCGGCTGGCGACCCGCTGGCGGACTCCGACCACTTCCGGTCGGGGTACATCTCACCGAATAACGGCATCGACTCCCCGGTGTTCTCCATCATGATGGAGTACCCGCAGCCGGACGGGATCACCGCTGGCGCCGAGTTCACCACCGACGAGGACTTTCCGGTGCTGGGCGCCAAGTTCACCGGCAACCTCGCCGCACTCACCGACGACTCGCAGCTCTCCGACGCCCTTGCTGTCGTGGACGATCTGACCGGTTCGGGCATCGCTGGCCCCGCGTCCTCCACCATCGGCCATCTCGCCGTGTGGGACGACACCACAGGCGACACCCTGGACGACGGCGGGGCGGTCACCGCGGCGGGCCTCGCCCTGCTCGACGACGCCGACGCCACGGCTCAGCGGGCCACTCTCGGCACCGGTGGCATCCTCGCAGGCCAGGACGAGAAGACCGGCCCAGCGAACACGGCCACCGAAACCAGCCTGCTCACCTCGGCGCCGACCGTCACGGCGACGGCGGGTGAGGTGGTGCGCATCGTGGCCGCTGGCACCTACACGCAGAACAGCGGCGGCTCCACCACCCCGACGATCCGGCTCAAGCTGGGCGGGACGCCGGTCCTGTCCTGGTCGCAGTCGTTCACCAACTCCGCGACGGTGCGTGAGTGGGAGATCACTGCGACGTTGCGGGTGCAGGCGAACGGCGATGTGAACGGCTCAGGGACGATGATCGCCCTGAACGCCCTGATGCCCTGCGACACGGGCACGTCGTCGGCTGCCATCCAGTCGGGCGTGACCTTGGACCTGACCTGGCAGCACGGCTCCGCAACGTCCACGCAGACCGCCGACCTCGCTTACTACTTCGTTGAGCGCGTCCGCGCCATCTAGGAGGACCACCATGAACCTGTCCCGATCCAACCGCGCACAGGTCGGCGCAACCGCGCTGGTCACCATCATCGTCTGGGCGCTCAAGCAGTTCGCCCACGTGGACGTTCCCGCCGACGTGGGCCTCGCTGCGGCCACCGGGCTGGTGGTGCTGGTGGGTGGCTCCGTGTCGGACCAGCCGGGATGACCACCCGTGGCCCCCGGCTGGCATCTGAAGTGGCGGCTCCCCATGCCGCCTGACGGCTGGCGCGGCTGGCCGAAGTTCCACCTGTTCCGGCTTGCCAGGAAGGCCAAGCCGTGAGCCTCTGCCCGTTCGCCACCCACCGCCTGCTCCCCGAATCCGGCACACAGCCCCGCATCACACCCCGGGTCGCCATCCTCCACAGCGCAGCCGGGAAGGGCAGCCTCTACCGGTTCTTCCTGGAACGATCCGCCCTCGAATCCCACTTCTGGGTGGACGAAGACGGCGAGATCGAGCAGTACGTCGACACCCACGTGCGCGCCGACGCCAACCTCAAGGCAAACGGCTACGCCATCTCCATCGAGACCGAAAGCACCGTCGCCGCCACCGAACGATGGACCCCGAGGCAGGCCGCCGCCATCATCCGCCTGCTCGAGTGGATCTGCGACGAACACCCCGACGTGACCCGCCGCCAGGTCGCCGCCCCGGCAGGCTCCGGCATCGGCTGGCACGTCATGTTCGGCGCCCCCGGCCCGTGGACCCCCGTCGCCAAGTCGTGCCCCGGCCCCGCCCGCGTGGCCCAGGCCCGCGACGAGATCATCCCCGCCATCGTCGCCGGGGACCCGCACAACCCCTACCCGAAGCCCGAACCCAAACCGCCCACCGTGGAGGACGACGACATGGCCACCGCCCACCGAGACCCCCGAGACGGCAAGGTCTGGATCGTGTCCGGCGCTGGCCGCTGGCACGTTCCCAACCGGGACCGCCTCAACGAACTCGTCGCCCTGCACCTCGTGAAGCCCTTCGGCGACCAGCCCCCGAAGTGGCCCGCCCAGGTGATCGCCGCGCTCGACCACCTGCCCGTCATCGCCCACACCAAGGAAGGCTGACACGATGTCGGACATGTACCTGCGCGTCTCTCGCCTCTCATCCCTGTCCCTGACCAACAACACCCTGGAGCTGTACGTGCGGCAGACCACGGGCGGCACGGCGTCGATCGCCAAGGTGCTGGGGTGGTCAGTGGCGTGGGTTCGGGCCTGACCCATGACGGCGGAGGATGGCACGGACAACGTGACGCTGGGCGAGGTGTACCGGTCCGTGCAGCGGATCGAAGCCGAGCTAGGGCAACTCGTGTCTCAGCCTGCGCTTGACGCTGAGCTGAAGATTCGGGACGAGCGCATCCACACCCTGGAGACCGCTGTGCGGGGGATGCTGTCTGAGCGGGACAAGTGGCGTATGGCCATCTTCGCCACGATCCTGGTCCCCATCATCATGCGCGTGCTGGAAATCAAGGGCGCGGGCTGATGCACCGTCGCCCGACCTGGCACACCGCCGTCTACGGGCTCATGCTCTCGCTGGGGGTGGTGGCCGCGCTCACGTTCGCCCAGTCCGTGGTGCGACTTCAGCAGGTGGTCAAGCAACAGGGCGACACGCTGGAGGCCCATGGGCTGCCGAGGGACGGCAAGCCTGGCAGCGCGGGCCGTGATGGTGCTGACGGCAAGGCAGGCGCCCTAGGCACTGACGGCAAGGACGGTGCACCCGGCCGCGATGGGCTGTCCATCCGAGGCCAGACCGGGGCGAGCGGTCCCCCTGGCCCGCCCGGGGTCAACGGCACGAACGGGACCGACGGCGCCGACGGCGCCCCTGGGCGTGACGGCGCATCCATCCAAGGCCCAGCAGGGCCAGCAGGTCCCCAGGGGCTGTCCGGTCCCGCAGGCCCGCAGGGTGAGTCTGGACCGCAGGGTCCGAAGGGCGACCCGGGGGAACCCGCCGTGGCCGTGCAGGTCCCCGACGGTCTGGGCGGCTGGTGCCTCGCCACGGATTCTGACCGGGATGGCGTCTACATGTGCCCCGAGGCTGCCGTCTAGCCCGCCACCCACCAACATCCGAGACCGTGCACGAGCGCCCCCGCCTACCCGGTGGGGGCGCTTCTTCGCGTCCCCGGGTCAGGTCATACGAACCGTGATTCGTGCATAAACGATCAGGTTGACGCACGTCCGACACCGGACGCATACTGCACCCATGCACCCACCCGAACTGCTCACCAGCGCACAGGCGGGGGTGATCCTCGGCAAGAGCGCCCGCACCGTGCAGCGCATGGTCGACGCCGGAGAGATCACCGCCGCCCAGAAGCTCCCCGGCCCCAACGGCGCCTACCTGTTCGCCCCCACAGAGGTGGAGCGGGTCCGCACCGAGCTGGCCGCCATCGCTGACGCCGAGGCAACGGCATGAGCGAGCGCACCAACCCCTTCGGCGTGCCAGCGCACCGCCACACCAACCCCGACGGCGGCAGGTGGCGAGCCTGCGTCTCCGACACGGCGAACGTCGACTGTACGTCGTACGTCGGGCGCGACGCCCAGGTCTACGGCAACGCCCGGGTCTACGACCCTCGACACACCCTGACCGTCGGCCCCATCGGATCCGAGAACCAGTACGCCACCCTTGCCCGCACCGAAACCGGACACACCCTCACCATCGGCTGCTGGCAGGACGGCACCCTCGACACGCTCAAGGCCGAAGTGATGAAGCGGGCACCCCAGTGCTGGCCCGAATACAAGGCCGCACGCGCCCTGCTGCGCCTCCGTGCCGCCGAGTGGGACACCGAGCGGACGGAGGCGTCGGCATGAGCGGCACCGTCACCCTCCCCACCCCCCAAGCCTGCTCGGCCCTGTACGCACTGGCAGACGAAGAGCGCAGGACCCGAGCCACCGCCGAGCGATACGGCTGGACCGCCGACCACCACCGCATCACCGAAGGCGACGCCGCCGCACAGGTCTCGATCCTGCGCCAGCTCGGAACGCCCGGTCGCCAGATCTGCGGGTTCCGTCGCATCCAGCTCGGGTTCGGCCCGCTCACCCCGGCAGGTGCGGCATGAGCACTGGACTCCCCATCAAGCCCTCCCTGTTCGACACCGCCGTCGAGCTGGTGGAGGCCGAGGTCGACCGGGCCATCATCACCAACCGCCAGACCGCGGGCCTCGAGTTCGCCGCCCTCATGCACGTCGGTGGCGAGATCCGGTTCGGCGGCGAATGGCAGACCATCACGGCCGTCGGCGCGGGGTCGAAGCCCCGCACGATCCTGCTGACGTTGGCGGGTGGCACGCAGGTGCTGGCGTCGATGTTGGGGCAGCGCCGCTACCGGGAGCCGCGGTCATGAGCGGCAAGGACTCGATGCACCGGTCGGAGGTGGCCGACGTGACCGGGGCCAACGTGCTCCACGACCTCGACGACATGACCCGGGCCGACTGGCTGCACGCACGCAAGAGCGGCCTGGGTGGGTCCGACGCCGCCGCCATCCTCGGCGTGTCCCCCTGGACCTCCGGCTACACGCTCTGGCGCGACAAGACCAGCGACCACACCGACGACCAGTCCAGCCTCGCCATGCGCCGAGGCACCCACCTCGAACCGTTCATCCTGGCCGAAGCCATGGTGGCCGACCCCGACCTCACCGTGTACCGGGCGCCATACATGCTCGCCCACCCCGACCACCCGCACCTGCGGGCCAACCTTGACGGCCTCGCCCAGCACGCCAAGCGGCGCACCTGGGGTGGCGTCGAAGCGAAGAACGTCAACTCGTTCCAGGCCAAGCACTGGGCCGACGGGCCGCCCGCCTACTACGAGGCGCAAATCGGCCACTACTTCGGCTGCTGCCCCGGCCTCGGCTGGTGGGTGGTGGTCGCTGACTTCGGTGGCGACGACCTGCGGGTGTTCTACCTGGACCGCGAGTCGGTGCCGGTGGCGACGATCGTGGAGCGGGAGCTGGCCTGGTGGCAGCGCCACATGGTCGACGGGGTGCCGGTGGACCCGGACGGCCACGCCGCGACGACGGAGGCCATGAAGGTCTACGAGCCCGCCGTGCCCGAGCAGGTGTGCACGATCGACCCGGGCCAGGCCCGCTACGTGTTCTCCCGGATCGCTGAGGCCCGGTCGATGGCGGCCACCGCGGCCGAGATGGAGGACGCGGCGAAGAACGAACTGCGCCTGCTCATGTCGGAGGCGTCGGTGTTGGCCGACGAGGCCGACGGCCAGTGGGCCACCTGGCGCAAGGGCAAGGACAAGACCGAGACGAACTGGCGGGCCGTCGCCGAGTGGATGGCCGATGCCCTTGGGCGCGAGATGGCCGCCCATGACGGCGACGCGCTCGACGCCGAGCTGCTGTTCGCCACCGCCGAGCAGACCTACACCACCACCAAACCCGGCGCCCGCGTCCTGCGCGTCGACGCCGGACTCAAGAACCTCAAGGAGACCACCCCGTGAGCAACCTCACCGCAGCCATCGCCCAACAGGACGCCACAGCCATCGAAGCCGCAGCGCCCCGCACCCCCGTCGCACTCCTCCAGTCCGACACCGCCCTCCAGATGATCGCCGAAAGCCTCCCGGCCCACATGGACGCCAAGACGTTCCAACGGCACGCCATCACCCTCGTCAAGCAGACGCCGACCCTCCTCGAATGCGAAGCCGCCTCCGTCGCCCAAGGCATCGTCCGCGGCGCCGCCCTCGGCCTCGATCCCGACCCCGCCCTCGGCCAGATGTGGCTCGTCCCCCGCAACGTCAAGGACGGCAACACCTGGACCAAGGTCGCCACGTTCCAGGTCGGCTGGCGCGGCCTCTACGAGCTCGCCATGCGCACCGGCCGGGTCGCATCCCTGGAGGTGAAGCCCGTCCACCAGCACGACCGGTTCGAGGCCCGCATCGGCTCGACCGGTGGGCTGGTGCACGAGCCGGACTGGTTCGGGAACCGTGGCCCCGTCGTCGGCTGGTACGCCTACGCCCGCCTGGCGTCTGGGGTGGAGATGTTCGAGGTGCTGTCGGTGGCTGACGCCGAGCGGCACCGTGACGCCTTCGCCTCGTCGAAGAAGCGGGACGGCACCCTCTACGGGCCGTGGGTCGACCACTTCGACGCCATGGCCCAGAAGACCGTGTTCCTGAAGCTGGCGAAGTGGCTGCCGAAGCAGGTGGAGCGCGACGCCCTGGCTGAGGCCCTGGAGGCTGACGGCCAGGCGGTGCGCACGCCGCTGCAGGGCATCCCGGGTCGTGGCGACATCATCGAGGCGACGCACGAGCCGGAGCCTGCCCCCGAACTGGCGGCTGGTCCGGTGGAGCCGGAAGAGGTGGCGCCGCTGCCTGAGGGTGTGCCGCTGGCGGACGAGAACGGCGACCCGATCATCGCCACCACGGCGAAGGCCACGGCGAAGGCCACGGCGGAGCGCAACAAGCGCATGTGGGCCATGGTCAACGAGGCGTGGCCCGACGAGACGAAGGACCAGCAGGACGTGTACCGGCGTGCCCTGATCGGCGTGGTGCACGCCGGGGCTGAGTCCTCGAAGGACCTGGCGCCCGCCGAGTGGGATGACCTGTTCGTGGCGCTGGAGGAGATCGGGGCGGGCCGTCAGGAGCTGCACCTGAAGGCGACGGGCGGCTGGGAGCTGCGTGGCAAGCGAGGTGCCGCATGACCGCCGCCCGCCTGCCCATCCCCGACGATGACCGCAACCGGGGCCGCCACTGGCTCGCCCACTGCCGCCGCATCCAGAACGTGGCCAAGCGCAACCTGGCAGGTGCCCGATGAAGCGCTACGACATCCGCAACCCCGACGACCGCGAGTACCTCGAGCACGTGGTGCTGTCGTCCGCAGACCTGGTGGCCGATGCGCCATCCGCCGTCGGGCTCACCGAGGCGCTGCGTGGCCATGAGCTGGTGTCGGCACGGGAGTTCCTGGCCGAAGGCGGTGCCGCATGAAGCGCCCATCGGCCAAGACTGCCCGCCAGTTGTCGGAGACCGCCGCCAGCCATGAGGGGTGGGAGTCGCTTGCCGACTACCTCGGCACCGTGGCCGACTACCTCGATTACATCAAGGACGCCACGGTGATCGCTGGCGTGCTGCCCGACGACGAGATCCTGATCCGTCGCATCCACAAGGTGGACCGGTCGGCCGAAGGCGGTGCGGCATGACCCTGCACGCTGTTGTTGTCCGCCAGCCGTGGGCGGCGCTGATCGCTCACGGGATCAAGACGATCGAGACCCGCGGGTTTGCTCCGAAGTCGACGGTGCGCCCGGGTGACCGGCTGGCCATCGTCGCCGCAAAGACGGCTGCGAACTACGCAGACGCACCAGCGGCATGGGATCGGCTGGCAGCGGAGCTTGACGTGCCCCTGTTCCGGTTGGGTCGCCAACTTGCTGGGCTGTTCCACCGTCCCGCACCCGGCCGCCCCCTCGGTGTCGTGGTGGCTGTGGTCACCTACGACGAAGCCCTGCTGGTGGTGGGCGAGGACGGCTACGAGGACCTGACGGACCAGCTGCCCCTGGGTGACTTCACCCCTGGCCGCTACGGCTGGATGCTGTCGAACCCGCTACGGCTCACCGTCCCGGTGCCGTGCCCAGCGGTCGCACCTGACGGGACCCGCACCAACATGCAGGGCGTGTTCCGCCTGCCTGCTGCGGTTGAGGCCGCGGTGGTCGCCCAGATCGGCGGCGAATCGTGAGCGGGTTCGTAGAGATCGAACAGGACCACGAAGCCTTTGACGACGACATCGGGTCCCCTATGGATGTGTTCTGGGCAAAGGGCCACGGCCACGACCCTGCCGACTTCATCCGATCCGTGGTGGAGCACTGCCTCGACTACGGGCGAAGCATCCCGCGCATCCCCGACGACCTGCGCCCCGTGGAGATGTGGCAGCGCAACGTTCCCTCGGGTGACTGCATCGTGTACCACCGATACGCCGAGCGGCCCGCTGGACGCGGTGCGTCTCGTGGAATGTTCCCGGTCACCGTGCTCGACGTGGACGGCAGGCGTTCCGGTGCGACGAAGTGTTCCGTCAACGGGTGCGAAAACCCGTGGATGTCGGGCCGCCCGGTGGCTGCAAAGGTCGACATGGACGAGACCTACACGGCTGTCACCTTGTGGTTCTGCCGCAAGCACGGCCACAAGTTCCCGGAGCCGTCCTATCGGGTCTGCATGGTCCCGGTCGGCGCAACGATCGTCCTGGAGGCCACCCGATGATCGCCGCGATCGTTCTCGTGTCCGTCGGCTGGTCGCTTGCCCTGGTCGCCTGGGTTGCCGCAGTCGAGTACCCGAAGACCGCCCGCTACCTGTTCACCGCGGCGTCGGCCTGTGTGGTCGCTGGCCTGTTGTGCACCGATGCGGGCAGGACGGTCGCATGGAACGTGCTGCGGCTGGTCCCTGTGGCCGTGGTCGTTGGGTGGGCGCTGGCTGTGCGCTGGCTTTGGGGGCTGGCGAAGGACGCACCCACGGAGGACCAGCCGTGACGGTCCTGCTGCTCGACATGGATGGCCCCTTGGCCGACTTCGACCTGCACTTCTGGCACCGCTGCCAAGAGCAGGGATTCACGTTCGACGTGCACGGCCCCGCCTTCCAGGCGCACCGCTACTTCACCGAGCACATCCCGAACCGGGCCGAGCGCCGCAAGGCGCGCGCCATGGTCGACCAGGCTGGCTGGTTCGCTGAACTGCCCGTGACACCCGGCGCGGTCGAAGGTGTGGCTTCGCTGCTCGACGCCGGGTTCGACGTGTGGGTCTGCACCAAGCCCCTGGAAGCCAACCCCACCTGCCACAGCGACAAGGCCCAGTGGATCGCCCGCCACTTCCCTGCGCTGACCGACAGGCTCATCATCGCCCCCGACAAGTCCATGGTTCGCGGCGACGTGCTGCTCGATGACGCCCCACACCCCGCATGGTTCGGGCGGTCCGCCTGGCGCCCCGTGATCTTCGACGCCCCATTCAACCGGGCTGGCGACTGGGCGGACCTGCCCCACTTCGCATGGGGCGACGCCCTCGCTGCGCTGGAGGCCACTCCGTGATCGCGGTCGTGCACCTCTACCCGGCAACCGCCGCCGCCTTCCTAGCCGGCGCATCCCTGCTCGTGACCGGCACCGCCGTGGTCTGGCACGCAGAACGCACCGATGCCCCATGGCTCACCCGACTGAACAACACCCTGACCCGTATCGCTGGAGACGAAGAACGATGACCACCACCCCCGAGGTGCCGCACCCGCACCTCACCACCCCCGACGAGAACGGACGCCTGTGGGCGTTCCGCGCCGTTCACCCTGACTTCCGCAGCCGTGACGGCTACGTGTGGCCCTTCCCCGGCAAGGTCGCCAAAGCCTCCGGCCCGTTCGACCTCGACAACAAGCAGGGGTGCCCGTCCGCACCCGGCGACGGGATCTGCGTCGGCCTGACCTGGCGTGGTGTCGCATCTGGCTCGATTCCGGCGATCACCGTCCTGGTGTGCTCGTATCTGCCCGCCGACCTGCTCGGCACCGAAGACAACGGGTCGAAGGTCCGGGTCAAGAAGTGCCGTGTGGAGAGGGTCGTGGACTTCCCGGCCACCTTGCGCCGAGCCACCCCTCTAGATGATTTGCTGCCGAGCGCCGACCTGACCGGCGCCGACCTGTGCGGCGCCTACCTGCGCAGCGCCGACCTGCACGGCGCCGACCTGACCGGCGCCTACCTGCGCAGCGCCAACCTGTACGGCGCCGACCTGCGCTACGCCGACCTGTGCTACGCCGACCTGTGCTACGCCAACCTGACCGGCGCCGACCTGTACGGCGCCAACCTGTGCAGCGCCGACCTGCGCTACGCCGACCTGTGCTACGCCGACCTGTGCTACGCCAACCTGACCGGCGCCGACCTGTACGGCGCCAACCTGCGCAGCGCCAACCTGCGCAGCGCCGACCTGCGCAGCGCCAACCTGACCGGCGCCGACCTGTACAGCGCCAACCTGACCGGCGCCGACCTGCGCAGCGCCGACCTGACCGGCGCCGACCTGTGCTACGCCAACCTGACCGGCGCCGACCTGTACAGCGCCAACCTGTGCAGCGCCGACCTGCGCAGCGCCAACCTGTACGGCGCCAACCTGACCGGCGCCAACCTGTACGGCGCCAGGGGCGACTCCTGCACCCAGATGCCTGCTGGCTACTCCGTGTCTGCGTTTGGGTTGGTCGTTCGGGACGGTGCCAAGTGACCACTGACACCCGACTGAACAACACCCTGACCCGTATCGCTGGAGACGAAGAACATGAATGACGACACGACCACCGAACCGGCACCGACGGGCCTCGAACCCGGCGAGATCGTCGCCGTACCCGC